ACATGATGCATTTGATAGGGGTTTGGAATTTAATGCTCTACAAGTAGGTACCATTAAAAATAATTATAGTAATACCTATAGTAGAATTCCCCAAGAAGTCACTCATGGACACAAGATCAATAATATAGAGGGTGTTTGGTTTAGATGGTCAGGAAGTGTAGCAACCAGCAACACATATAAAAACTTTAGTTTAGATATTACAGATGGTATTAGGTATTCAACAGCAGAGAGTTTAAATTCCAAACCTAATTATGACTTTAATGTGGAGGATGACGCGCCCCCCTCTTGACAAGGTGACCCCTGACCCTGTATAATATAAGGGTAAACACAAGAGGGGTCACCCTATGATACTCGTAGATGCGAACCAAATCGCCATCAGTCACTTGATGGTGCGACATAAGATTGAGAATGGTATTCACCTGGACTCTGTCAGGAAGTCAGTAGTCAGGGTCCTAGCACGTATTCATAAGAAGTTCAAGAGTCAGTATGGAGACATGGTTCTCTGTTATGATGACAAGAACTATTGGAGACGTGAGATCTTCCCATTCTATAAGAAGAACAGGAAGCAAGAACGTGAGAGTTCCAAGTATGACTGGGACCAGGTGTTTTCCGTACTAAATATTCTTAGAGATGAGATAAAGGAACACTTCCCTTATCAAGTCATCCAGGTTGAAGGTGCAGAAGCTGATGATGTCATTGCCTCACTCGTGGCTATTGAATCATACTCCGATACACCTGAAGAGACCCTCATCCTTTCTGCGGACAAGGACTTCATTCAACTACACAAGTATTCGTTTGTAAGTCAGTACGATCCTATTCGTAATAGGGAAATTGTACATGAGAACCCAGTACAATATCTTCAAGAACATATTATTAAGGGTGACCGGTCGGATGGTATCCCTAATATCCTTACTTGTGATGACGCTATTGTGACTGGTAAACCACAGAAGAAGATGAGTAAAGAGAAGATCTCTTCTCTGGCGAGCATGGACCCACAAGACTTTACTAATTTTATTCGTCTTCGTAACTGGAAAAGGAACTCTAACCTGATTGATTTCTCTAACATTCCAAGTGATGTCTATGACAGGATCATTGATACCTATCTAACGACAACTACTAAACCATCTATCTCTATGAATTATTTTATTGAGCACAACCTACAAGATTTGATTGATGAATTTGCATGAAGATCGCAATATTCCATCCCAAATCTAAACCCATGCCACCCACTGGATACTCTCCAGTGGAGTCTGTTATTTGGGAGACAGCTAAACACCTGAAGAGACTAAGACATAAGGTCACACTCCTAGAGTTTGACTTGACCAGTGACATTGTAGACCTATTAGAAAATAGGAACTACGACTTCTGTCATATACATTATGACAAGATGTTCATGATGGTACCTGTCTTGACTGCTAGGTATCCCTACATGAAGATTGGTATGTCTTCCCACTACTCACACATTGAGAGTCCACAGTGGAGGAGGATTGACAGAAGGGAGAACTACTTCAACTGGATGATTAGAAACAAAGATGTGTTTCACTTTCCAGTGTCTGAACAAGACAAAAAGTTCTACCTCCAAGAAGGTATATTACCTTATAGAATCAACAGACTTAAGCTAGGTGTGCCTGCTGATGTAATTAACTTTACTGAAGTTCCCTCACTATCGACTAAAACTATTTGTCTGGGTAAGATCACTCAGGAAAGAGGACAGTTTCTAGTTCAAAACTTACCTTCAGTGGAGGTTATTGGACCTATCCAAGACGGTGTCGGGTTTGATAAAACCAACAGCTACCTTGGGTCTTGGTCACAACAGGATGTGTATCAGAACCTGACAAACTATGGGTCAATGATACTTCTCTCTACCAAGGAGACCAAGACACCCACTGTTATTAAAGAAGCATTGTGTGCTGGTTTAGGTATTGTAACCACTGAGTCTTGTGCCCAGGAGCTTGACATATCTCAACCTTTTATTGATATCATCCCTGACAACATGATATACAATAAAAATTATGTCAAGAAAGTTATACTAGAAAATAGAATGATGTCTATACCAATGAGACATAACATCAGAGACTATGGAATGAAAGAGTTTGCATGGAGTAGTCTAATAAAAGACTACGAACAAAGTATTAAAGACATTGTAAAACAGTAACATGGCTAGACCTAAGACACCCAAACTACCAGTCAATAAGACTCTAATCTCTGAAGTATTACAGAGAGTATCAAATGCCAAGACAAAAGCAGAGAAAGTATCTATACTACAGGAGTATAAGACTCCTGCACTGACCAAGATTCTCCTCTGTAACTTTGCTAAGTCAATTACATTCATGTTCCCAGAGGGCAAGACCCCCTTCACTGCTCAAGAGGTACCCGCAGGTATCAATCATCAGATGTTGATGACTGAACACAGACTACTTGAAAAGTTTATCAAGAAGAATGTGAATGGACAGATCATCTATGGTTGTTCAGGTACCACCAGACCTTCAGTGCAACAACTGAAGAAGGAAGCACTATGGATTCAGTTATTGGAAGCATTACATGCTGATGAAGCTGACATTCTTGACCTGATTAAGGACAAGAAACTCACTGATCGATACAAGATCACCAAACAAAATGTTATTGATGCATTCCCAGAACTAGGACTACAGTATGAACAATAAAAAGATCTACCAGTACATCAAGGAAGTACGTCTACTCCTTGATAAGATTGAAGCAGAAGCTTCTGACCCCAAAGAATACACCCTCGAAGGTGTCAACTACCAAGACGTTGTCTGGTACTACCAGAACAATGACGATGACTCCGACATTGGTCTTTGACAAATGTAAAAATAAATAGTATTATGGTTTAGTTAAGAGAAAAACTATGGGATTAAGGAAGAAAACAATTCAACTTGTGAATAAAATTCTTCACGACAAAAACAAACGTAAAATGTACTCTGATGAAGAGATCTCTTACATGAAGAGACAAGTGACACTCTTGGAGATCGAACGTAAACGTCGAAGACTACAACGTAAAATTGAAAAGGGCTTTGGTGCCCACGATGAATCTGATTTCCCTGGACAGAAAGAAAACTATGACGACTGATGTGAAGCTAGTCTCCTGTACTCAAGGTGCAGGAGAACTTCTTGGTAAAGGACCCCAAGAAGTTATATCATATGTGGCAAGGGTGTCTAACCCATCCAATCAACACAACTACAGAACTTCTACTGGTCTCTTAAAATACTGCATCACCCATGAGCACTGGAGTATCTTTGAGACCGCATCTATGACCCTGGAGATCAATACTAATCGTGGAATCGCAGCTCAGATTCTGAGACATAGATCGTTTACCTTCCAGGAATTCTCACAACGTTATGCGGATACGAAACTCCTCGACCAAGACATCCCACTACCAGATCTCAGACGACAGGACACCAAGAATCGTCAGAACTCTATCTCGGATTTGGCACCGGGTGTGGTTGAGGATTACAAGGGAAAAATCCAGAAACATTTTAAGGATAGTATGCACCTGTATAACAATCTTCTTGATTCTGGTGTGGCAAAAGAATGTGCTCGCTTTGTGTTACCTCTTGCTACTCCTACTCGTATTTACATGACAGGTTCGTGTCGCTCATGGTTACATTACATCAACTTGAGAACCTCTCATGGTACTCAACAGGAACACATGGATGTTGCCAACCAATGTAAGTGTGTATTCTCACAGGTGTTTCCTGATGTAGCTAGAGCTCTTGAGTGGGACATTGATGAATGTATTGATCAACCATCTCTTCTGATAGAATAAATAGTTGTGTGAAGTAACTTAACAAATGCCACATTATCCAGTAGTAAACCTTAAGACAGGTGAGAAACAAGAACTCCACATGAGTATGACTGAATACACTCAGTGGAGAAAAGACAATCCTGACTATGATAAGGATTGGATGGCAGGTGTAGGTGGAGGTGGTGTAGAATGTGTGGGAGAGTGGAAGACTAGGACTGCTAACAAACATCCTGGTTGGAAACATGTCCTTGACAAAGCTGCAAAGCTTGCACCCCAAAACAAATCACAACTATACTGATGCCAGCCAAAACTCGTAGTAAAACAAAGCGTCGTAACCCTATTGACGCTACACGTATGGTCAAGGTTGAACCCTTGACTCCCAACCAAGAGAAGATTTTTAAGTCATGGGATGAAGGGAAACACCTCTTCATCTATGGAGCAGCTGGTACAGGAAAGACCTTCTGTGCTATGTACAAGGCTCTCTATGACTGTTTGAAGTCTGCTCCCAGCTATGAGAACGTATACATCGTACGTTCCCTTGTAGCTACCAGAGAGATTGGTTTCCTACCAGGTGACCATGAGGACAAGTCCTCTCTCTACCAGATTCCATACAAGAACATGGTCAAGTACATGTTTGAAGCTGGTAATGACAATGAGTTTGAGATGTTGTATGGTTCACTCAAACAACAAGAGACTATTAAGTTCTGGTCCACCTCGTTCCTACGTGGTGTGACACTGGACAATGCTGTGGTCATCATTGATGAGATGCAGAACTTGAACTTCCATGAACTTGATAGTATTATTACTAGGGTAGGTGAGAACACACGCATCGTCTTCTGTGGTGATGCAATGCAGACTGACCTCGTTCGTGACAAAGAGAAGAATGGTATCCATGACTTCATGAGAATTCTTGAGGTGATGCCAGACGACTTTGACATGATTGAGATGGGTGTTGATGACATCTGTCGTTCTGGTCTAGTACGTAACTACCTCATTGCTAAACAAACTGTACTTAATTGATGTTCACTCATTGTAATGATTACAAGGGACTCTTCGTTGAGATCCCTCGTTTGATGGAGGACAGTACCAGGTACTATCAAGTATCTGAGTCAACCATTTATCCTTCAGTCACATCTGTGATTTCCTTTATCAGCAGGAAGAAGTTCGCTGATTGGCGCGCCAGGGTGGGAGAAGAAGCAGCAAATAAGAAAACCAAACATGCAACTACCAGAGGTACCAAACTACATAAGGTACTAGAGGTATACATTGACAACGGAGACTACCAATCACTTGACGAATACCAGTCTCCTCTGATACAATTGATGTTCAAGGCTGCAAAGTCTCAACTTGACAGTCGCCTTGGCACTATCTACCAACAAGAAACAAACATGTCTTCAGACAGACTATGTCTGGCTGGGACAGTGGACCTCATCTGTGAAGTCGATGGGGAACTATCCATCGTGGACTTCAAGACCAGTGAGAAAGAGAAACCAGAGGAGTGGTTAGAAGACTACTTCGTGCAGTTGTCAGCATACTGGGCTATGTTCTCTGAGAAAACTGGTGTTGTTCCTAAGAAACTAGTGGTGTTCTTGGTGGCTGAGAATGGAGACGTTCAAATTGTAGAACGTACAAATGTTATGACTTACCTCAAAAGACTACAAGATTATGCTACTCAGTTTATTCAATTCAGAGATGCCAAAAACCGAAACCAATGATGAGTTAGAGAAAAAGTTTTTATCCAAAGACAAGTTCGCAGAAGACATTGAACACCTTGTCATGTCTTCTAAGATGAACTATATTGATGCTATAGTGGAGTACTGTGACCAGAACAGTATTGAAATCGAGACAGTAAACAAACTGATCTCTAAACCACTGAAGGATAAACTAAAATATGATGCACAAGAACTTAACTACCTTAAGCGTACTTCCAGAGCTAAACTACCAGTGTGAGCTTCCACGGCTTTGATGTCTATAAGTGTTACCTCGCTATGAAGTTACACTTCTCCAAACCAGAGTTTGATTACTTCGTATACGAGGGCAAAGTAAGAGCAAATGAAACCACCTATCAACAACGCAACGACTTCTACTTCTTTGAGACGATTGCACGTAACTATTCCAGGCAAGAGACGATGGAGTTCCTCCTTGCAACCTTTGTGGCGTCAAAGGACCCGACGAAGGTATGGATTGGCGACATCAAGAGAAATGGTAAAGCTAATCTCTTGGTATTCAAAAAACTGCATGAAGGTCTCTCCTACTTTGTTGAGCAGGATTGTAAACGACTGGTTGAATGTATGGAAGAGAAGGGACTTACCTTTAACGACCTTCTTAGCACACTGGGATCGTCTCCTCCTCTCCTCTCCCTCTACATTAGAGGAGATATTAAACTAGAGACAATGATTGTCATGGACATCTGTCTAGGGTTCATGAAGAAGTGGGACACCGAACTATTCAATCCTATGTGGGAGAGTGTGTCATTCAAGGTCAGTAAGTATAAACCATTTTTAAGTCTTAATAAATCTAAATACCTCAAACTTCTTAAGGAGATTTTCCTATGAGCTTCTTTGATGAACCATTCATCAATGAGGAGATACAACAGATTGATTTCCTCAGAGATTTGGTAAGGGGTCTGGAAGAAGCAGTCCAGAAGACTAACAACACTGATCTAGCTGTTGAATACTGGCACGCCATGTATGCCCTTGTGGATAAACAACACGTGGTGTATACGAGGTTGATGTATACTGATGACCCAGAAGCATTGATCTTGAAGAA